AAGAGGCGCGGGCGCTACTGGATGGGCTCGGCTATGGTTCGGAACCTAATTGATCTTTTCATCTGCGGCGCAGCATGGCTGACAGAATACGGGTGCGGATGGCCTCGTCATGAACCTCAGTCAGCGCCTCTTCGAGCGCGAGCCGCAGTCGTTCGGATTCGTCGAGCGCCCCGGTGATCGCCCACTGGGCGCGTTGGCGGGCTTCTTCATAGCCTTTCAGATAGGCTTTTGAAACCTCTTGCTGTAACGCCTTGAGGCGTTCCTCGAATTCGGCTGTATTCATGCGCGGCCCCATAAGAAAACGCCCGGCTGATCAGGCCGGGCAGTCGGGGAGAAAACGCAATACTCTTTAGCAGACGCCCTGGCCCATGTAAAGAAGGTCAAGACGGCGCACGATCTCCTGTTCGGTTAGTATGGGGTGCTCTGGCGCGGAAGGCTCCACAGTGCGCCAGAAAGCCCACAGGGGCGGGTTTACGGTGTAGGCCGGTATATCCCTTGGCAGGTCAGGGATGACGGCCTGTAGGGCTTCGTATTGCTCTTCGAAGGTCATTTTACCCCCAACAGTATTTCGATCAGCACAGCTACGATCACAGCGAGCATGGTATCATCTTTCTTCATAGTTTCTCACCGCTCGCATGACCGCCGGATGCGTCCGACGCATGACCCGGCCGATTGTCGGATAGGACGCTTTCAGTTCCTTGCGCGCCCGCCACATCACCCGCTGACGGATCGCGCAGCGCCACGCCGTCCGGTCGTGCGCTATTATCATCCCGGCGGTTGTGCCGTGCGCTTTCGCCTCTTCCTCGATTATCTTCATTATCCGGTCTTCTATCATTGAACTTTCCCTCGATTGCAAAGATTAGCGCCCGCGCCGCCTTGAACAGTGCGCGGTCGTCGGCCCGTGGGATGTAAACCTGAATCGCCCCGTTTTCGTAGAACAACGTCAGGGTTTTCTTGTCGTTTTGCCATGTCACTTTGTTAGGTTGAACGCGCCTCATCTTTCGCCCCCATTATGAAGTCGGTAAGGTCTTCCGGGATAGGCTTGCCAGCCAAATCGAAAACGAAGCAGGCTGTCGCGACGGTCAGAAACGCGTGCAGCTCGATTTCGTCTTCTGGCGACAGGTTCTGAGGCTTGGCGATATAGAAACCGCTTTTAAAATCACCGCACTTGACGCCATAGGCGCGAATCCGGGCTTTAAGCTGCTCGTAGTTCATTTGCGTCGCTCCAATTCCACTTCGATTAGCTGTTTGCGGAACGCGTCGGTTTCCATGCTCAGCATGGCCCGTAGCGCGTCCGTAGAGAGGGCCTTTAGGCCCTCCCGGTAGGGTTGTAGCTCTTGCCAGATTTCGTTCATGCGGCCCATCCTAAAACAAGCTCCACTGGTCACCGTCCAAATGTTCCCGCGCCGCGTCGGCGGCATGGTCGCTCGCGAGCAGGGCTCTTTCGATAATGTCGAATAGCGGCCCGGGGGGAAGGCGCACATACTCGCCGTCGCCCCGGTGCGAGTCGATCTCTATATCCGTCACGCGCACAAGCGCCACGCCTGACGGGACGCCGACGCTACGGTCCCCGGGCTCGTATTCGTATTCAATCGTCGCGGTCCCGTAGACATACAAAGCCTGTCCGGGCAGCGGCATAAATTCATCAAGCTCATATTCGAAGGTTTTCATCTTTCAAGCTCCAGGTAGGTATGGGTGCCGGCGCGTGCGCCGGACACGTAAACGTCGAAGCCGTGCGGGTGGCCGCCGGCATGTTGCACCAGTCGCACGCGGCCCCGCGCGCCATAGAGGCGGCGTGCGAGACGTTGCGCGAATATTCTGGCGGCTTCTGTATCAGTCGCGGCCCTGACAGGCCGGAACGAGTCTAGACGCCATTCCATAGGTCTAGCCAATAACGCTCTGATTCGTTGTCATACACGTTGCGAAAGTCATCGCGCGCCGTGGCCAGTAACGGCGGCGGCGATTCCATCGCTTCGAGGTGCTGTAAAAGCGCCTCGAAAACATCCCGGTCCAGTTCAATCTTCCACATTGTATTTTCCTTTCTGTCAGGCGGCTTTACCTACGCGGAATCCGTGCAGATTAATCACGATATCTTTGGGGCTACGGCTGCTATTGCCAGCGCACAAGCCGCACGCGGCGCAATTAGTCCGCGCGCCGTTCTCTTTTGCGGCCGGGCAACCGATTTCAGTGGTTGTGCGCGTTTCGGCCGCTTTCTTGGCGCGGAAGGTCCGCCAACCGCACGCGCTGGCGAGTAGTTGATCCGATTCCGTCTCACATGACGCCATGCATAGCAGTGAAAAGGCCTGGAAACGGGGATCGCGCCACTGGTGCGAGTAACCCGTGATCTTACCGGCTTTAAGCGTCGCGGCGCGCCATATCTGAAACGGCGCGGCGGCCGGGTCACCGTATGTGCCAAGCCGAAACGCTAGGCCAGTAAATAAATCGGGCAGAATCGCCGGATCATAGTCTATGCCCGGGCGCGCGTATCGGCCGCGCTCATAAGCGCCGTATACGCTTGCGACCGATTTGGCCACGTCAACGTAGCACTTACCACCCTTAAACGGCCGTTGCGGACAATCGCCGCAGACGCTTTCATCCTGCCCGGATTTCAAAGCGCGGAACGGATGAACATCGGCGCGGATGATAAATGTTTGAACCATCGCGCCCGTTTTGGCGTTATTGCTGGCCGTGTCGACGCGCGTTGCGATCACCACGATCGGCGCGCCATCGATGGCGCTCGGCCCTTCGTATAGTATGACGCCGGCATGGCGCTTGGCGCGCAGCGCTTTTCGGAATTCTGTTAATGCGAGCATGACGTGTTCCTTTGTTACGATAGAGCGGCGATGATAGCGCCGGCTATGGCGAAGCAGGCGATGAAAGTCTGTATTGCGTCAAGCATGGTTAGCATAGTTTTTTCCCTTGGTTGTGATAGCGCCCGCCTTATTGAGATAGCCGCCAGATATTAACGATTCCTTAGCTGCGTTCCATTCATCGCGAGTCGGCATAGTTTCGACGCCCAGGGCGCGGATGGCGCTTCCGTTATAGCGCATATCGTCAGCCGCCATATCGTAACGGTCCTGGCCGTTATAGGACGACTTGCGCTCTTTCGTGTATTTCAGGATTAGTTTCTGAATGGGCGAGAGCGCCTCTTGCGGCGCGGGTAATAGCGTCGCGGCATTGACGGGGTGAATATAGAAGGTAAGGCCTAAGTCGCGGCCCTGGAATGTGGTATGCCGGATTATGGCATAGCCAGGGATCAACGGTATCTCGCGCTCTTGCCGCGCCCCATTGAACGGGGATGCGTCCTGCCCAGGAAGCGAAACCGCTCCACCCGTTTCCAGTTCGACAAGAGAATAAACGTCGCGGCTACCGCCCGACCAGAGTCCCGCGTCGCACGGGACGAAAACAGATTCGGTTACTTTCGCGGCGAACTTCTTGCCAGTGTACGCGCCGCGCAATGCGGCCGGGACCTGGTTGGATTCGAGATAGATCGTCATTGGACTGTCTCCTGTGTTTGATGCTTACAATATACGCCGATTCGAGACGATTGCAACAGGATTTTTGATTAGGCGGTTTTGATTGGCGGTTTTTGAGGTTTGAGATAGTGTCTGGCTGTAAATTAGGTAGAGGAAACGTGCGCGATATCCGGGCCTTAGGTTGTTTAGGTTAAAAATAAAAAAAAAAAAATTCAAGATAGTAAGTATACATATAGGTTTACATACAGTAAAAATGTATAGCAACTGCAAACCACCCGCCTAAACCGCCTAACTGCATAACCCACTAAATCCGTAGACTAATCCGGCGGCCGCCTGGGCGCGCGTCTCTTGCCCTCGCGCCGGCCGTCTCGACCCGACTTCAAACAGACTCGCCTAAATAGCATAAATGGTTCGGCTTATGTTTGTTTACATAAACGCTATGACTTAAGCGTTGACAAACGTAGACATTAAGCTGTTGACATTAAGCGTTGACATTGGGTTGACTGTAAACGGGTGGGGGGGGATGGGCCGAGGGATCTCCTTTAAGAAATACGCAGGGACTGCACAAAATTTTTTATTTTTTAAAATTCATGGTAAAAGACTTTATGACTTTCCATTCACTCCCATACGAGCCGCGCAAGATCTCCGCGACAGAGGCTGTGCTGGAGCGCATCTACGAGGCAGCAAAAAAAGGCCTGCGCGGCGACTCCATGGCGCTGGCGGCCGGGCTGACGCCGCACGAATATCGGGCGCTGGTGCAACTGGACCCGATAGCGGAGTATGCCGAGACAAAGGGGCGCGCTGACGGCGAGGCTGAGCTGGCCGACGTGATGATGGCGGCGGCCCGGTCCGGCGACACCAAAGCGGCAATGGACATGCTGAAGTTCGCGCACAAGTGGACCGCGCCGCAGTCCGTGCAGGTCGAGGTCAACCAGACCATATCTATTACGGCGGCGCTGGAAGAGGCTAAGCAGCGCGTCATCGAAGGGCTTATCATAGATGCAAACCCCGATCTTCTCGGCGACGGACGAGCAGAAGCTGATGGCGACGCTATGGGCGTCGCAGGTGAAGGACGACCCGCTGACGTTCGTGAGGCTGGCCTTCCCGTGGGGTAAGCCCGGCACGCCGCTAGAGGGCCACAGCGGCCCGCGCAAATGGCAGCGTGAGGTGCTGGTAGAACTGAGGGACCACATCAAGGCCAACGGCGGCAAACTGGATTATTCCACCTTCAGGATGGCTACCAGTTCAGGGCGCGGTATCGGTAAGTCGGCGCTCGTTAGCTGGCTGGTGATCTGGATGCTGACGACCCGGATCGGGTCAACGACCATCGTGTCGGCCAACTCGGAAGCACAGCTCCGCAGCGTCACATGGGCCGAGATTACAAAGTGGCTTAGCATGTCCCTGCACAGCCACTGGTTCGAGGTGAGCGCCACCCGTGTCCTGCCGGCCAAATGGATAGCCGAGCTGGTGGAGCGCGATCTGAAACTGGGCACGCGCTACTGGGGCGTTGAGGGACGGCTGTGGTCGGCAGAGAACCCGGACGCCTACGCGGGCGTGCATAACTTCGCGGGCGTCATGCTCGTGTTCGATGAGGCGAGTGGTATTGATGACGCGATCTGGTCGGTGGCGGCGGGCTTCTTTACTGAAAATACTCCTAACAGGTTCTGGCTTGCTTTCAGCAACCCCCGCCGTAACTCAGGATATTTCTACGAGTGCTTCAACTCCAAGCGAGAGTTCTGGCGAACAAAGACTGTTGACGCCCGAAGCGTGGAGGGAACTGACAAGGCCGTTTATCAACAGATTATCGATGAATACGGCCCTGACAGCAGCGCCGCCCACGTCGAGGTCTACGGAGAGTTCCCCAACGCCTCAGACGATCAGTTCATTGGATCCATGCTCGCTGAAGAAGCCATGGCGCGAACGCCGTCAAAGGATCCATCTGCGCCGATCATTGTGGGGGTGGACCCGGCGCGGTTCGGGGCGGATGCGACGGTCATCGCGGTAAGGCAGGGCCGGGACATCATCGCTATCCGGCGCTACCGGGGCGACGACACCATGGAGGTGGTGGGGCGCGTCATCGACGCCATAGAGGAGTTCAGGCCGGCGCTGGTGGTCATCGACGAGGGCGGGCTGGGCGCAGGGGTCGTCGACCGGCTAAAGGAGCAGCGCTACAAGGTGCGCGGGGTGAACTTCGGTCAGAAGTCCGTCAAGCCGCTGATGTATGGCAACAAGCGGGCCGAGATGTGGGGGGCGATGAAGGAGTGGCTGAAGACGGCCAGCATCCCAAAGGACCGTTTCCTGAAGTCTGATTTGACCGGGCCGATGATGAAACCGGACAGCAAGGGGACTATCTTTCTGGAGAGCAAGAAGGACATGAAGGCCAGAGGGCTGGCCTCGCCCGACGCGGCCGACGCTATCGCTATTACCTTCGCCTACCCCGTGGCCCACCGCGAGGCAAGGCCGATGGACAACAGACCGCGTATGTCTTATGGTGGCAACGCAGCTTCTTCAGGATGGATGGGGCATTAGATGGTATCGCTGTCAGTCGGTCGTGGCGAGAAGCTGTCGACGAAGGCCGGGGCTGGGCTTACGGCCAAGGGTCGGGCCAAATATAATGCCGCCACTGGTAGCAAGCTGAAGCCCCCCGCGCCCAACCCCAAGACGAAGGCGGATGAGGGGCGCAAGAAGTCATTTTGCGCCCGTATGGGCGGCGTTGTAGCCAAGTCAAAGAACGCGGATCGGGCCAAGGCCAGCATGAAGAGGTGGAACTGTGGCAAGTAAGCCGGGGCTTTACACCAACATTCACGCCAAACGCGCGCGCATTAAAGCAGGCTCGGGCGAGAAGATGCGCAAACCGGGCGCGCCGACCGACAAGGCCTTCAAACAGGAAAAAGTGATGCCTCTCGTAAAGTCAGCTTCAAAGAACGCCTTTCGCAAGAACGTAAAGACGGAAATGGCCGCCGGAAAACCCCAGAAGCAG